GAGTTTATGTCAAACGAAGCAGTCGTCACACAGCTTGGTGCCGTGCACCGAGTCGACATCGTCCCTGAGATCACCGGTCAGATGGCCCCTGGGAAAACCCTTGAGCAACCTCAGGGTACTCCTGCCGCCACATCCGAGATCCCTGCAGGTATCCCTGAGAAGTTCGTCAAGGATGGCAAGGTGGATTACGCGGCTCTGGCAGCGTCGTACACGGAACTGGAGAAGAAAGTAGGTGCGCCTGCCCCTGAAAAGAAGGCGGACGTCACTCCCCCGGTTGACCCTAAGGCTACTCCTGAGGTCGCTCAGAGTGTTCCTGGGGTGACTCCAGAGCAGATGACGAAGTTCTCGCAAGAGATCGTTGCGGAGGGCAAGCTCTCCGACACTTCGTACGCCGACCTCTTGAAGGCCGGTTACCCGAAGGCCGTGGTCGATGCCTATGTGAACGGCCAACTCGCTACGGCGCAAGTCGCACAGACGAACGCTGAAGCCCTTGGCACTCGCATTGCCGATTCGGTTGGTGGCAAAGACAAGTACACAGAGATGATTGCGTGGGGCGCACAGAACTTCTCTGAAGCGGAGATCGCAGGTTTCGACCAAGTGATTGCTTCAGGGAATGAACAGGCGATTACCCTGGCTGTCGAAGGACTGAAATCCCGCTACGTCGCAGCGAATGGTTCGCAAGGCAAATTCACACAGGGCAACGTCGGTGCCTCAGTAGGAGACTCATACAAGTCTCGGGCTGAGATGCAAGCCGATATGCGTGACCCTCGATATGCGAAGGACCAAGCGTTCCGCGATCAAGTCGCGCTGAAGCTCAGTCGCTCCAGCATTATGTAAAGAAATCTGGGCGGAGGATGGATGGCTGTCCTCCGTCGAGTCAAAGGAATCACACACCATGGGCTTCTTAGGTATCGCAGAAGGGGTCGAAGGACTCTTCAAAGGTGTCGTTAAGCCCGTCCTCGATAAGTTCGTGACCGATGCGAAGGACCGCCTCGAAGCGGAGACGATGTTCTTCAAAGCTGCCCATGAAATTAACATGGCGCAGATCGAGATCAACAAGACCGAGGCCGCGTCATCGAATCTCTTCGTCGCTGGTTGGCGACCGGCAGTGGGATGGGTCTGCGTAGCCAGCTTCGGGTACGCCGTCATCCTCAACGACTTTTTGAATTGGGGTGCACAGGTTCTCGCCATCTTCACCGGGACACATCTCCCGCCGTTTCCCGAACCGGACACCACCATCACCATGGAACTCCTCTTAGCACTTCTCGGTCTAGGCGCATTCCGCACCTACGAGAAGACAAAGAAGTAATGCGGTAGTCCCATAGCGGCTATTGGCCCTGTCTTCCAAACAGGCGTTCGTGAGTTCGAGTCTCACCTACCGCTCCAATTGTAGCGCACACTCCCGTACAACTGCTGCCTAAAGCCGCCACCGTACGGCAGTGTCCGCTCATTGCTCCGTCCATCCCTCCATGGACGTTGAGCCTGCGGGGTTCTTCCCTCTCCCTCCAGAGGCAAGACCCCGCACTTGTCACTCCTTCTTAGGAGGACAACTCCCTGCTTGGTTCCCAGGCAGGTTTGACGATCCCAATACACGTCCCATTCCAAATGTACGTTTGGCCCTCTGCGGAGGACAACCCTACGGAAATGGCACAGGTACGTCATGGGTAGTCGCCCACGTTCCCAAGGTTTTCTTAAGGGTTACTACAATGTCTGATGCTACTCCTTCGAGATTAGGTGCGATCAACTCAGGTGCCGATGGTACGTTCGCCAATGACTTTGCGCTCATGCTCAAAGTGTTCGCAGGCGAAATCATCCACGCCTTCGACGAGAAGAACGTCATGCTCCCGCTCACGATGGTCCGCACGATCTCCAGCGGAAAGTCCGCACAGTTCCCGGTGACCTGGAAGGCAACTGCCGCTTACCACGTTCCCGGTGCTGAGATCCTCGGTTCCAACTCCATCAACCAGAACGAGAAAGTGATCAACATCGACGCGGTGCTCTTGGCCAATGCCTTCATTGCCAAGATCGACGAAGCGATGAACCACTACGACCTCCGCGCTGAATACGCCAAGCAGTTGGCGGCTTCCTTGTCGAAGCGTCTTGACCAGAACCTCCTGAAGTTGGCGATCCTCGCGGCCCGCGCTTCTGCAAGCGTGACTGGTGGAAACGCCGGATCGGTGCTCACGCATGCGGACTACGGCACGGTTGCTGATACTTTGGCTCAAGGTATCTTGGATGCGGCTCAGGCTCTGGACGAGAAAGACGTTCCGGAAGAAGAGCGGTACTGCGTCCTGTCTCCCGCCAAGTACAACCTACTCGTCACCTCGACGAAGGCGATCAACCGTGACTGGAACGAAGGCGTCTCCAACGGTAACTTCGCAAGCGGCAAAGTGTTCCGCATCGCTGGTGTCAACATCGTCAAGAGCAACCACCTCCCGACTGGAGTTGTGGCAGCGGTTGACGGCGAAGAGAACACATACAGCGGTACCTTCACCACGACTGTCGGCGTCGTGTTCCACAAGAGCGCGGTCGGCACGGTGAAGCTGATGGATCTGCAGACTGAGAATGCCTACGACATCCGTCGGCAAGGCACGTTGTTCATCGCCAAGTACGCGATGGGCCACGGCATCCTGCGTCCGGAAGCGGCTGTCGAACTGAAGACTGCGTAATTCAGTTAGTAGTTCACAAAAGGGGAGACCGTCCAGCAATGGGCAGTCTCCCCATTTTTTCTTTTTTGAGGAACCAATGTCAGAAACCCTCATGACCAAACTTGAGGCCGTCAACAAGATGCTGGCGACCATCGGGGAATCCCCCGTCAGCACCTTGAGTGGAACCGTGACGACCGACGTGCAGATGGCCGTGGACTTCTTGAACGAGAACAGTCGCGCCGTACAGTCGGAGTCATGGAGCTTCAATCACGAATACGATGTCACCCTGCAACCGGACATCAACGAAGGCACCATCACACTCCCTGGTAACTGTATCGGAGTGAAGATCACAACTCCGAGTGCCGCCGTCGATGTGGTGCAGCGCGGCCTGGATCTCTACGACCGACTGAATCACACGTACATCTTCACCCAAAACATCGACGCCAACATCACCTACTTCCTCGCGTGGGAAGAACTGCCGGAACTGGCCCGTCGCTACATCATGATCAAGTCAGCGCGGATCTTCCAGGCTCGCGTCCTCGGATCAGAAACACTGAACGGATTTACCTCACAAGAAGAAGTGCAAGCGCGAACGGCCCTTCTCTCCATGGATGATGAGAACTCCGCTCTGAACATCTTCAACAACTACGATACCGCCAGCATGCTCCATCGGCGGCTAGGATAGGAGTGCCCTGCCCATGCTCGTCAGTCAGCCAATCCCTAACCTGATCCAAGGCGTGTCACAGCAGCCCGATTCGTTGCGCCTGCCGACGCAGGGGCAAGCACAAGAGAACTGCTACTCGTCTGTGGTCGAAGGGTTATGTCAGCGCAAGCCGACTAAACACATCGCCAAGATTTTCAGTGGAGACATCGGCAACGTCTTCAACCACGTCATCAACCGAGATGCCACCCATCGATACAACGTCGTGATCAGCAATGGTGCCATCTCTGTGACTGACCTGGCTGGTGTGGTTCAAACCGTGTCCACTCCGGACGGTGTCGGGTACATCACCGATGCCAACCCTCGGGACCACTTCAGGGCCGTCACTATTGCCGACTATACGTTCATCCTGAACAAAGAGATCGTGCCCGCCATGGATGCCACCCTGAGTGCCGACCGAGGCGCAGAGGGTCTCGTGTTCGTGAAGCAAGGTGCGTATGGAAGTACGTACAACATCTATGTTGATGGGATACTCAAGGGTACATACGTTACCTCGACAACGGATGTGACCACACTATCGACCACGGCCATCGCCGCCGCACTCGCCGCCGACGTGGACACGAACCTTGGTGCTGGATGGGCAGTGACGCAAGTAGGCCCTACCATCTGGATCAGGCGAGATGACGAAGGAACATTCCAGTTGTCTACGACGGATTCCCAAGGTGGTGCGTCCCTGCAGTCCTTCAAGGATGTCACGCAGACATTCTCAGCGTTACCCGCGACGGCTCCGCATGGGTTCGTGATTGGTGTGAACGCCTCTCCTGGTCAGCAGGAGCAGTACGCCTACTACGTCCAGTTCAGTTGTAACAGTGCTGGTGCCACGTTCGCGGAAGGCACCTGGACTGAGTGTGCACGGCAGGGCCTCACCAACTC